CTTGACGAACTTGCTGTCGTTCTCTAGGTCGCTGGTCCTGGCGGGGATCTTGGTGCCGGAAGGTAACGCTCCGATCTCGACGGCCGTGTATTCCGGCTTTGTGGACGAATTGACCCATGAGGGTTTATTCAGGACTTTATTCCAGTCCACGGAATCTGCCGTGCCGCCGCCACCGCCTTGTATGGTTATGTCACCGCTACCCAGCAAGGAATAGCCGTTGACGGTTTTCAGTCCTGTCTCCTTGACGAACTTGCTGTCGTTCTCTAGGTCGCTGGTCCTGGCGGGGATCTTGGTGTCCCCGTCCATCACCTTGGCGGGCAACGCCGCCACTTTGGCCAAGAGCTCGTTGATCTTGGCTGTCGTGTAATTCAATAGTCCCATCTTATCTCAATGCTTTAAGTTCCACGTCGTTCGAATCTATCAATATCTCACCGGCCGAGTCGCGGAGGTATTCCCTCCGTCCTGCCTGCCGGACTACGCAGACGGCCCGGGCATCTCCGCCCCGGGTTGTCCGGAATGTTATCTCCATATACCTGTCCACGCCCTCGTTCGGGGTGTCTGACGAGATCGAGGCGGGCCCGGCGACGGGCCCGGGTACCCCGATGACGATATTCCCGCCGGTCGCCCCGTCCCATGGTATCTTGACGGTGTCCATCACTCGACCGTCCAGTCGGTGTTAGACTCCACGTTCACGGTCACCGGGTTGCCCTGGTAATCCAGCTGGATGTCGCCCTCGGCCACACGTAAGTAAGCGTCGCCGGCGGCCAGTGTCAGCAGGCACACGTCCTGGTGCCCGCCCTCGTCCGTGACGATGACCTGCCGGGTCTGTGGATCGATCTCCGTGTTCGCCGGGACTGTCACGGCGATGGAGAAATTATAGACCGCCAGTCCGCCGGGATCGCCCGTTATCGCCTCGCCGTTCGCCGTTTGTACGCTGTTCGCCGTGTTCGCGTCCGGGATCTCCACCCGCACCTGGCACTTGATCCGGCCTCCCCCGATCAGGGAGGTATCCAGCGTGACAACATAGGTGTCACTGTCAATCCGGGTCATCCCGGATTTGGGGATCGTCACCGTCCGGTTGGAATAGACGTAGAACAGGGCCTCGAACCCCACTTCGTCCATCGTCAGCCCGCCCGGCAGCTCGAGGCTCAGGGCGAACTTCATCTCCGTGCCGGTTATCGACACGTTGTCATTCCCGTACCCCATGGCGGCCTCCCGTCTCTCCGGTTACGAACTCATACCCGTATTCCTCGGATACGGTATCCGTCGAGATCGAGATCGTGATCCCGCTCCCCTCCGGAAGGTCCCTCGCCGCCGGGAGGGGTCGCTCCGGGATATAATCCGCGCATCCGGTGAGGATCGCGCATAAAGCCATTAGAATCTTTTTCATGTTATACTTCCTTTAATGATATGCTGTTGACACTTACCGTGCAGCCCTCGGCCGTGACGAATATGAATCCGTCGCTGGCCGTGCTGTCCCTTCTCGCCGTGAACTCGGCGGTCAGGATCTTGTAAGAGGTTGATAATTCCCCGCCATTGTACGAGCCATAGAAAAGAACGTCCTCCGATACGTAATCTGCGAACGACGATCCGATGAACCCTATCAGTGACGCGCTGGAGATGGAGGCCTTCATGGAGAGGGTCATCCTGTATTTGTGGCCCTGCTCCAGCTTGCCGCCCATGTAGCCCCGGTCGAACATCACATAGTTGGATTCTCCGGACCAGCCGTTGAACCTGACGGATGCCGTCCCACCGCCCACGGACACCACGGAGGCGTTGCCGTAGGCGTTCCAATAAGAACCGCTCGTCAAGGCCACGCCGGAGAATATCTCGTCCCCCGTGACGGTGTACCGCTCGAAATAGGCGGTGAGGCTCTTGTTCCCGTCCATCGTGACCGAATGCGTCTGGTAGCCGCCGTCAGACCACCGGACGAAACGCCATCCGCTGGCTGCGGCGCACGATACCGTCGCCTTGGATCCTGCGTCGTAACCTCCCGACCCGGAGATGGAGCCGCCACTGGATGGGCTGGCCGATAGCGACAACGTGTACCTTGTCACTTGGATCCGGGTAAAATAGGCCACGAGGCTCTGCCCGGCGGAGCTCCACGTGACCGTATGTTTCCGGGAACCGCCGTCGGACCATCGGTCGAACTCGTAACCCTCGGCCGGTACCGCCTCGACGGTCTCGGATTCCCCCCTCATGACCATGTGCATCGGGGACGGGGACGGTATCGTCGTGCCGCCGTACGTGGGGCTCGCGCTGATACCGACCGTTATCATCTCATACTCGTTGTTGGCTAGGTACAGCGTCCCGTCCGTTTTTTTCTTGATGGTCCCATACCCCAGCACGGACGCGTCCATCGTCAGGAAGCTCGTGTTGCCGGTCCCGGTGGAGAGCATTATTTTCTCGGCCGTGACGATACAGGACCGGCTCCCGTTATACAATGATAGCTCCGGCATGCCGGTATTCTCGTTCACCGACAATTTGGCCACGTCATCGCCCTTGTACATGATCCTGACATAGCCGTCCGACACGACGAGCTCCGTGTCCCGGCCTAGGGAGTGCAGGATGCCGCTCATCTCCACCGACCCGTCCGTGTATATCTTGAACCGGTCGTTCACGTTCAACGTGTTCGTCTTGATGGCGTTCGCTATAAGTGCGGACGTTATCATAAGCTCCGCGTTGACGAGGGAGGTATTGATCGTACCCCCGTTAATCAATGTCATACCCCGCTCCGCGTAATAGACAAGCTCCTCGTAATCCTTATATCCGAGCATCCTGGCGATGTTGTCCCTATCCGCTTGCGAGACCTTTCCTATCTCGCTGGAGGCCTCGGATCTTGACTCGCTCACCGCCTCCTCCTTGATTTTCTGCTGGATCGCCTTATTGGCGTTCTCGATGGCCGTTGCGAGCGACGCGCAGGCGTTGTTGAACGCGGAGAACTTGCTGTCTACGATCTCCTTCTCGGTTACCGTGGTCTTACCGTCCGAGATGGCGGACTGGATCGCCGCGGTCAGGTTGGTGGTGGCGGTGTTGAGACTGTTTTTCGCGGCGTACAAGGCGCTCTTTGGTGCGCCGGAAAGGAACGGGTTCACGTACAACGACGTGTAAGTCGCGTCCATCTCCTTCCTTGACTGGCTCACCGTGTTCAGGTATTTCTCGATCGCCTTGGCCTCGGCACCGGAGATGATGCCGTCCGAGAAGGCCCCGTCCACGTATTTGTTCAAGTCGGACACGGACTGTCTCGCCTCGTTCGCGTCCTCCATGGCGGAGGAGGCGGTGTTATTAGCCTCGTCCGCCGCTTTCTGGGCGTTGTCGGAATAGGACTTGAGTTTGTCCTGTATGGATTTGTTGGCCGTCTCGACCGCCGCGCGAAAAGCGGACAGCCTCGCATTAAAATCAGCGTATCTCGTATCTACGTCCCGTTTCTCGGCCATGGTGGCCTTACCGTCTCCTATGGCCGTCTCGATAGAGCCAGACAAGGCCGTTATGGATGACAACAAAGACGAACGCGCGTTAGACAATGATACTTTGGCCGATCCCTCCAGATAAGGGTTGGCATATAATTTGTTAAATACCGACTCTGCGGACAACTTCTCGTTGTTTACGATATTCAAGTACTTTTCAATCGCCTTGGCTTCCGTTTCGGAGACAATACCGTCAGAAAAGGCCCCGTCCACATATCCTTTCAAGTCAGACATGGACTCCTGCACGCCTTCGGCTGCATCTTTCGCATTCTCGGCTGCGTCTTTAGCGTCCGCGATAGCTCCGTTGATCTCATCCATATTGGGCGCGTCCGCGAGGTTCCCGAATCCGGTCGAACCCGGCTTGATGATCATCTTGCCGGTGAACACGTTCTTGTCGGCGTTCGGGGAAATGACTGTCACCTCCTTGTTCAGCATCGAATAGGAGTCAACGCCAGAATACAACTTGACGCACGGGGCGTCTTCATCATACGAGGAGAAGAACACCACGTTCTGTCGGCTTTTATTCGTCTTGTTCCCGACCGTGACGATCGTATCTCCGGCCTTCGGAGCCATGCTGCCGGTATCGCGATCCGTGATGGACAGGTCTATATAATCCTCTCCCACATATAATACCCTGCGCCAATAGTATTGATTGCTGACATTGTGCGACGTGCCTGTTTTCACGTTGAACTCCCGGCACTGCGCGAGGTCATCCACGGCGAACTCGTTCACGATCTCCCTCTCCCCGTCCGTCTGCTTGAAATAACAACGGTACGCTTTTTCTCCACCCGATTTAGGAGCCAGCACTTCATCATTCAGGGAGTCATACACCTGTTCGCCGGTACTGTCATATACCTTTTCGTTTTCAGCGGATACTTCTTCGACCTTGATACATTCCATGCTCGCCGGTGACAGGACGATACGCCCGCCGACATGTGCGAGATGTTTGATCTCCAGCGTGTCGAAATAGGCTTTCAGACGAATATATATCTCGTCAGCCTCGATGTACGACTTGCCGGTCTTCGGGTCTCTTTTCACCACGAACCCGGTACCGAACGGCCCGGCCGCGAAGTCTTGCGACTCGATGTTGTCCGATATAAGTCCCCCGAGGAACTTGATGAGATGTTTGGTCTGATCGGGCTTGTCCTTGCGGAGGAAGGTAGCCAATGAGCGAAGGGCGGAGAACACGTTGCTGTCGCTGGCTGGCGTGGAATCATTCGTTCGTATGACATATACGCCGCTTCCACTGCCACCGGTATAGGTCTGTCCTTTATAGGTAAGCGTGTCCACCTTATCCTCCAGCTCACCGATCCGGCTGTATTGCGTACTTTCTCCGATCGTATAGACAGGGGAATCGTAAGGTATATCCAAGTTCATTTCCCAGCCGATCACACGGCTGATCCGCCCATCAGACGGGAAGAAAGCGGGGTTTATCAACCGGATCCTCTGGCCTGCGTCATACGTCCTGTTTATCTGATCCTGATAGACCCACTCGGAGTCCAAGGTAGTTGGGTATGTACCGTCATCGATACTTGTTTTCTTTACATACTCCTGTCCTTTGGCTAATAACTCTTTTTCCGCTTCCGGTATGTACCGGTCGGAAACGAGTTGGATCTTAAATCCGGAAAGAACATATTCATCTCCATTCTCCGGGCACATTATCTCATCGGGAAGCAAACGCCCATAATCCTCGTTCGCTACGATCTCCCATATTTGACTGCCTTTATCCATCCCTTCAGGCTCGAACGTTACACCGAACACCATCCCGTTCAGTTTGCCGGACTGGAAGGTGATTTTCAGCTCTTCCCCCTCCAATATATAATCTTCTTTGAAATCGAGACCGGGATCTTGGTACTGGTAGGCTTTGAACTGGCCGGTGACTTCACCGTCTGTCTCCGTATCCCTGTCTACGGTAGTCACGTCTGACAACGTGCCGATCCGTTTCGGAAACACATCGTCAAATACCACTACGTCCTCCACCGCTTCGGTGTCGGTCATACCGGGATAAGCATCTATGCAAGGAGTACCCTCCGGAAGCATGAGCCGCTTCTGAACAACTCCATTTACTACTGCCTGCTCATCCACCGGACGATAGTTGGCCGGTATATTTCTTGTACCTCCGAACACATAAACGCGGGTGGCATAAGTACCCTTGCTTTCGCTTCGGGTCATGGCGGCCGCTTCAACGCCTAGTTCAATGTCGACAGCGTCACCGAACTCGCAACGGCCAAAGTGTATGACATTATCGGTTATCCAACAATCACAGTTCCATTTATCTTTCGATGCCATCGAAAAGAGGGCGTCCAACAAATGAATATTATCGTATGTCATCAAAAACGCCTTGTTCTCAACCGTGGAATCTATGTCGAAAATGTAATCAACCCCGTTGTATGTATATCCGTTCGCTTTCAGGTTACGTAGGAACAGGCCTAGGTGAATATCGAGGGGGGCTGTAAGATTCCAGCCAGCTTCCTGACCGTGACTTTCCGGAGTGAATTTGAAGATTTTCGTATTCCACTCGTAATAATAAGCGTCAAACCTTAGCTCGTAACTGTATTTACCCGGAATAACGGATGGATTCTGAAGAGTGAGGTATTTATATACTTTCGCCAGTTTCCCGCCCAAGGCATCATCAAACACTCCTCTGAGATCCACGTAATCGCCACGCTTGAGATCAACAGGTATGTCCGTGCTGAAAGGGATGGTTATATAATCCTCCTTCATCAGCATGAACCGGCCTTTCGCCCCCACATTGATCGGTGTGCTAAACTTGACCTTGCCTGATATGTCCTTTATCTCGATCATTCTTCAAAGATCGAAGATAAAAAAAGGGTATCCAATTTATGAATATTCCTATATACGACAATAGGCCCAATGTCGTGAATTAAGTACGAATAGACGGATTCGGTTCCGAAAACTTACTCGAAATTTTACCAAATGTCCGGTCTAAACTCTGCGCATAGGTAATACTCTTCCCAAGATAAATCAAATGATAAATCTCGCTACTGTTAGCAGGAATTTGAATATCTACTGCCCCTTTATATAATTCATCGAAGAATGCCTTTCTTTTTGTCTGATAATCTGATTGAGAATTACCTTCTATAGTGAAAGATAGTGTTATTTCTCGTTCATCTACTTTAGGATTATTGGTTATAACCCGTTTCCCATGTTCCAATCGGGATTTGTTTTCAATAAATTCTTTCATAGGCGCGGGTGCACCGATTGTATCAAGGAAACCATCACCCATTCTTATACCCCATTGCCGGTAGGCATCAAGGCCGTTAATTTTTAAGTCATTTGTCATAATTTATAATTTAGATGTGTTCTTCTTTACTTCCGCTATATCTTTCTGAATCTGCTGAATAGGCTTCACGATAGCTCCTGTATTCTCTGATATCTGTACAAGTTCAAGATAGGAATTTGCTATCAAGTCCCGTGTATCATCTGCAATGTTTCTCGTTTCTGTATTTACCGAGAGAATGGCATCCGCTTTCATCGTTAGAATATTCAAAGACTGAGATTGAAGGGCGTTCTGACTCTTTATCTCTTCACCTGCCATCTGCAAGGCGGTAAAGCGTCCATTCAATTCGCTTCCGGTATCTTGCGACATAGCCTGAAATCCTCCTTTAGAGGATGATTGAGAATATTTACCGGAGTTCCAACCAAAAGCATTGGCCATCGCATCCCTTTCGGCCATCATTTGCTCCGCCAAGGCTCGTTGGGCAGCTTTTAATTGTTCGGATTCCTCTGCGGTAAGATCAAATATGCCGTCATCATCCGAATCGGATTTACTAGCCCAATCATTATACAACGCTTCAATCTTATCACGATATTTATTCGCTACCAGGTTGGAGAGGATTGCAGTTTTAAGATATTCCCCGAAATCATCCGCCATATCCTTGCTGCTCTTATCCATATCTGAAAGAGTGGATATAAAACTATCATAGAAAGAATCAAAAGAGACACCGGTCATGGTTTCGTTCAGTTTGTCCTTCATGCTTTCTATCTCCGTATTGCAGTCAATGACATTTTGAAGGTATTCCTGAACATCACCGTCCAATTTTGCCCAAAATGTAGGAGCTTCATCCTGCAATTCGGATAACTGATCGGCGGTAAGGTCAAACAGTCCGGTCATACGATCATCGGCAACCGAATTGTAGTCGAACCCTATGGATTGCGCTGCCTTACGAAGTTCATCCCATCCCTCTTTAGACATTCCCTTCCGCTGACGAACGCCAATAGAATGAGAGCCGATACTTGCACCGGCATTAAGCCTTTCTAGACCAAGTGTAACATTGCTTTTTGCCTTCTTATCCAGTAGATCCAATGTTTCTTGCCCGACTTTGCGCGCTTCATCACCATAGGATATATCAATATACTGCTGTTTTTTACTAATAAGCGTATCCCATACATCAACAAGGGTGTCATATTCTTCTTTCATCTTGTTGTAACGGGAGTAATCGGCACCTCCGAATCCTGGAATAAGACCGCCCAAAGAAACTACACTCGTTAATGCCCCTTTTATCGTCTGCAAACCACCTGTGACAATCGACATCGGCTTAGTGAGATCCATCTTTTCAAGACCGTTCAGCATCTCACCAAAGCCAGACATCGCGCCCTCCAACCATTCTGGTGTCTTTACCCCAAGTGTTTCCATAATGCCGATAACCTGATTGCCAGCTTCGACATACCGACCGATTTCATCCACGCCTTTATGCAATGCAGTGGTAGCCTCCGACAGGGCTTTCTGCTTGTTGTTTTTAGCACTTTCAAGGGTGGCTTTAGCGTTCTTCTTCTCTTCGTCTGTGTCTTCTTTAAGAGCCTTGTTGTATGCTTCCTGCGCTTCGCGTTCCGCATCGGTGGCCGTTTTTAGCGACTTGAAAGAAGTGCTCATCGCTTCGAAGGGGTTACGCTCTGAAACTTTATCATCTATCCTCTCAATAGCATCGACAAGCTCTTTCAGGTTCTCGGGAGAAAGGTCTTTTTGAGCTGAAATAAAGTCTTTAAGATTGGACTTCAACTTTTTCAATGTATCGGTAGAAACCTTATCTAGGTTGCCAAAAACTTGCTCCCAATTCATGCTTTTTTTGAATTGTTCGGCATCGAGTTTGAAAACGTCTTCATTCTTTGTTTCTGTACGCTTACCAATACTGCGGTCTATCTTTGCTACCTCATCCGTATCGCCTTTTGCTTCAGCTCTTTTACGGGCTTCTTGCAACAAAGCAACATCATCATTGAACTTCTTTTCTATTGCAAGACGTTGGTCTGTATATGAAAGATATTGGTTTGCGAGTTCGGAATATGCCTTTTCATTATTGGCGATGGCAGCTTTATAAAGCTCGTCAAAGTATTTGTTCTCATCATCCGACAATTCGATTCCGGTAGCATCAAACGACTTTCCCTTGTTTTTAGGATTAGACTCAAAAGCAGAGCGGGCATCTTCTATTTTCTTACGTAAAGCATCCTCTTTTTGCCGATCAATAGCTTGCATCTCTTTCTCAAAGTTGAGTTCCATCTGGGCAATGGTTTTCTTTGAGCCTTCATTCATTGCTTTGATTCGGGATTCATCGACTTTCATTTGTAAGTCTTCGGCAAAACGTTGTTGCTCTAATGCTTGTTTGTTAAGGAGAAGATTGTATTTCTCCGTTTGCTGGCGGAGTTTTTCGGATTGATTCTCTTGTTTGCTTAATGAACTACCTGTAATACCGCCCAAATCTTTATATGCCTTTTCAGCAGTATCTTTCCGTTTCTTAGCTTCTTCATATTGCTTTGAGGTAAACTTAGATTTATCCTTTTCTATTTCAGATAGGTCTTTTTGGGCATCCTCCCAATCTTTCTTAGCTTCCTCGTAATCTTGCTTATAGGTATTAGGAGATTTCTTTTCTGACAACGCGCCATTTATAGATGAGATAATACTTTCTAAATCCCCACCTTTGACCATCATTCCATCAACATTAAAACCATTACGCTTTGATGCAGAAGATTGGGCCATTTTTAATTCAGCCTCTAATCTTTCTTTAGAATAGTTTTTAAGATTGGCTTTATAAGCGGAGATATTATCATCCAATACATCTTTCTGATACTTCTTTAGTAGTTCGGAGTTTTTCCCCATCTGTTCACGTACCTGCACGTAGGACTGTTTACCTGCAAACATTTTCCATATTTGCATATCGGCATCAGACATATTTTTGCGAAGCTCTGGATTGTCAAACAGCTGTAAATATCTCCGTTGGTTAGCAACCATTTGTTTTAGAGAAGTATAATCATCTTTTCTACCTTGAACAGAGCGGTTTGAATCCTCTTCGTTAATCTGTTGTTTCAATTTCAGAATATCTTCCAACTTTAACTTCTCAATATCATATTGTCCAAAGATTTTCGGATATTCCTTTCGGAGTTCCTCCAAAGATTTTTGACGGGTGAGAGTTGCCAAACTTTCATCGCGTGCAGCTGTAAGAAGTTCCTCTATCTTTTGTTTATGTTTCTGTTCTTTTTTAGATGCTGTATCTTTAATGTCGTTATATTCCTTTTGGGCACGTGCAGCAGCAGTTGTACTATCAGACATTGCCCACATTGCTGTAGCAAGCCCTCCTACAGCAACAGCCAATAACACGTAAGGATTAGTGAGCATGGCAGCATTCAATGCAAGTTGTGCTTTTCGTGCCAATATCCGGGCATTAGTAAGCCCAATCTCCACAAGAGTATGTTTACTATCGGCAGCAGTAACCAACATTACGGCAGTCCTATACGTTCCATAAGTAGCAACAAGCCCAACCAATATTTTGCCGATAGTCTCATAGTTCTCGATCAAAAAAGTGGTAACGCGATACGAACCTGCTATAATCTTCTCATTTGCTTCGCCTATTTCATTCAATTTCTCCTTAATTACTGCGCTCTGTCTGTTTTTCTCGCCTCTAATTCCAGTGTTTTGCTTTTCGAGCATATTATAAAAACGACCTCCTTCGGCAGTGGCAGTGGCAAAAGCATCCGCTACCATTTCAGATGAAATAGCACCTTGCTCCATTTCTTTCTTTAAAACAGCAATGGACTTACCCGTCTTTTCAGAAATAACCTGCAAAGGATTGAAACCCGCATTAATCATCTGATTAAGGTCTTGCCCCATCAGTCTGCCAGCGGCAGACATCTGAGCAAAGGCAAGTGTCATTGAGGAAAACTTCTCATTATTCCCCATTGTTATATCTCCTATGCTTTTCAATGTTGGAAGTATCTTCTCTGCATCAACATTAAAGCCGAGAAGTGTTTGAGCTGTTCCATAGGTATTTAATCCGCTTTTGATTGAAAGTTCTTTTAAACCTCCAATCATCTCCTTTGCTTTGTCTTCTGATTTTAATAAAGCTGCAAAAGATTTTTCCACCGAATCTATTTCCATCCTTACATGAGTAATATCAGAAACAAGGGATTTTAGCATAGCAGCACCACCGATAACACCTAATGCTTGCTTCCATGAAATAGTAATCCCATTATTAACCTCTGTTATACCTTTTGCATCATCCTTGTAAAGAGAATACTCGTCACGAAGTTTCTTCACAGATAGTCGGGCATTCGCTTGCTCCTGTGTCAATCCGAACAAAGCGGACTTTTCTTCATCAAGAGCCTTTTTTGCAGATGTATATTCAGCTAATTTACTGTTTGCAGACAATGGATTACGTTTCAATGCAGTGCGATAAGCATCACCGAGACGCTTAACATCGGCTTCCACATCCTTAACTACTGCCTTTTGAGCGATAATCTTTTCAGTAAACCCATTAACAGACTGTGAAGCAGCGAATATCTTCCTCTTGAAGCCAGTTTCCATCTCCGCACCAGCTTTAGCAGCATTCGTTACCAACTCATTCATTCGTTGCGTGGATGCAGCAAGCTGGGTATTGAGTGTTTTAAAATCGGCAGGAGACTGTGTGCTATCCATACCCTTCAACTCTTGCTTTAACTTAGCTATCTCATTTCTTAATTTTACGACTTCCTCCCAATCGGAAGCCACACGGAATACGAGCTTCGGCATATATTATTGTTTTAATGGGTTCTTACCCTTGGTTTTGAAAAATTCTTCTTCTGATACTTCCTCCATAACTTCTCCGTACACAGTATGGAGCTTGTCCTTTTGCATAATAACCATGTTTCTATATGGTATCTTGTACACGACTTCATCATAAGACAGATGCAGATTTTCCATGAACGTTGCTATCTGTCCCAGTAAACAGTTGTTTCCTACGACCGTTGCTTTGCTGTCAGTAGAGCAACGTTCTTGGCTAAAACTGACAGCTTGTAAAAATTTTCAGCAGAAATCATTGAAAGACCTGTTGCTAAAGCCTCTATCACTTCATCGAATGTTCCATGAGACAATTCTTCATGCAGAGTTTCATCGCCTTGTATGAGCCACGAGAGCGCGCGAGAAGCCGTATCAACATCCTTTAATGATCGAAGCATATCCATTACCGTAATCCCATCTTTCAAATCGGAGAGGTAATATCCGGCACCGGCTATCTTATGAATAGTTGGAGGATGGATTACGTAGGCTTTACCATTCACAAACACCGTTTCAAAGTCTTTTCCTAAAACGGCTGCACTTACTATTTTTGAAGCTTTTTCCATGTATTGAAATTAAAAAAGCGGTGAGCAATCACCCACCGCCATCCTGAAAACATTATTTTTCACCTTAAATTTATACTGCAGGAGCATCCACTTTTTCACCATCAATCCAGTACTCACCAGCTACACTAGCAGTTGGATTTTCCATTGCGACAGCAGAAACACCCAGTCCGATATTCTTCTCAACGAAGTTACCTTTACCGATTATAGAGGCATTGGTAAACACAATGTAATTACCGGTTTTAGTCTGACCGACAATCGCCTTGTTGATAACCTCTGCGACATCCGGTTCATGCCAGCCAACAACAGCCTGACCGTCTTTTACAAGCTCACCGCCTTGCAACTCCTTCTTGTCTTCAAAGGAATATTCTCCCATAGTAAATGCCATAGTTCTTGCACCTTTAGCGGTAACGTCCTTGTAGTAAACCTTTCCGGTCAACTCATTGATGTAATCAGTCGTAGTCGGGTCATCTTCTGTGTATCCCCAAGTGTCCTGATGGGAGTTCTTCACTTCTGTGGCAGTTCCTAACCACGTTTTTAAGGAAGCAGGTGTAACGGCAGCAGTTATAACCGCACCGTACCAAATCTTTTTAATTCCAATAAATGGTTTCATATTTTCTCATTTTACGTTTAATACTTCAAACAAAATTCTCACATTCACATAATGACACTTTAAATCCGTGTCCACTTCTGTGCCAATTGAATCAATCGAGTAACGATAGGTTGTGCCGTCATAGGTGCTTACTACATCATCAAACAGCTTGTTGGCTCTTCGTTCGAGTTCACCCAAACGAATGGAATTAGCGGAGTTTTCTCCTAAATCAGGAACGCAAAGATTCACTTCCGCAAAAGACTTCTTCCAATAAGTTCCCGGCTGTTGCTTCTTTGCGTGGATAGCAATCCTTTCAGACTTCAATTCACCCGTCAGCGTTTCACCGTCCGGTACTATGTCTATCCCGAAAGCCTTGCAATCCCGGTAGAGAATGTTTCCTATGTCGGTAGTTACTATCATCGTTCAAATCTTCTTTTACATCGTTCTAATGTTCTTAACGCTGCACTTCCTGCAACTTCAAAACCTTTGGATTCCACGAATGAAGCATAATCAGCTTCGTTTTTCAGAGTCAAGCCATCTTCGTCAACCTCATAATCATTCGATTCTCTCAAATGTTTTGTGTGGTCTTGATAGCTCCCGGTAGCTTTTGCATCTTCAACAAATGACTCTCCCTCTTCTTTCATACCAGCAACAACTTCGCTTGTTCCGTCCTCAAAGAACTGGTCAACATCCGAAAAGTCTGCATCTATTCCAACCATATTACTCTGTAGGAAAAATAGTTTGTCTCCAAAGGACTTTTAGCAATCCCCTCCCCTCTTATGCTTCCATCAAGATTCAAACAACGGACTTCTACTCCTGCTTCAACCTTTGTCGGCTTGTCAAAGACTACCTTATATTTGAAATCATACAGAACACCATTGATGGAAACTTTCTTTTCCGCACTCACATCATCACAACGACATTTACATACCTCCTGCCAGCTTTCACCACCGGTACCGGGAATCGGTCGACCGAAATCATCCTTATCCATCGGCTTAGTCACTTTAACCTGTAATATGTGTGGAGCGAATATCATCACCAGAAAGAAACTTTAGGTTTGTTACTCAGTTCGTCCTTTAGTCCGTATTGTTTACAGAGGAAAGAATAGTACTGTTTAATCCCTTCGATATTCCAAGACATAGAAAAACCGCTTTCACTGATTGAGGTAGCACGAAGTAAAAGAGAGGGGATGAACTTCGCAATCGCCACCGACACCCGCGTTTGGCAATCCTCGCTCATCTCATCCTCTCCGCTTATCTTCGAGGAAAGACACATATCTAGAAGGTCAGCCTCCGACAACTGAACGCCGAAGGTCTGAAACCTCTGTGATATGTATTCATTTACCGTCATGCGTTCATCGTAGAAAGATCGAAGTTCACAATCTTGTTCGGAGCGGTAAACTCGGGAATCCATTCGGCGGTGTATTCCATGTATCTACCCTCTTCGTCACGATAGTTGCATACGGACATCTGACCTTCCGCTGTATTGTAAGAACGTCCCGGTACTGGGTCTGTCATTACATACGGCTTGTGGTGGCGCATCTTCATCACTTTGTCAGACCGCAACAGGGTGATACGGTCGTCTGGATAAATCTGTACGTTCTCTCCGTTTTGATTCTCAACGTAATCTTCCTTGATTTCAATTGCCGGAAGACCGATACCTGTAAATACGCTAGATGCCATTTGGTCTGTAACCAATCCAGCATTAACCATGAACTCACGCTCGCCAAGAATCATCTTGAACTTATCCCCGAACTCGGAAGCACCTACAATATTCTTCATGAATGTGTTACGAGACATAATCATTTTGGAGAACACACCGTATTTGGCTTTAAGCTTCTGAATCTCCTGCTGCAAGTAAGAGATAAACTTATCTTTTGCTGCAACTTCTGGAGTAAGGAAATGGAATGGCAACTCAATATCGAGCAACTCAATATTTTCTTTATTGTCCGCTAAATGAACCTCTGCTTTGCCGGTCATCAACAATTCAGGAACAACAATATCCATACGCTTGTGCGGAGCAAGCAAGATCTGGCGGTAATCATCAACAATGAAGTCGATAATCTCCTGTAAGATAGTACGCTGATCTGCGGTATTAGCGGCATTGAATTTATCAATGATGTCCTGCAACTGAGACAGACGTTCGATGTCCATCTGATAACGGTCACCCAGATAAGCGATTTCGGTGTAACCGCTTCCAAGGTTACGTCTTTCTCTCAACGGTTTCTGGTCATTCTTACCAAGGATAGACCCGGCAACGACACCTGTAACCGTTCCTAAATAGGTCTTGAAAACACGCTGTTTGGTCTCCAAGAAATCACCGTACTGCTTCCAGTAGATTGTATCCAATCTCAATTGAAGCACACGGTCAATCACCGCTTTTACGATGTTAGGATCTGTAAATAAAGTTTGTATGGTCAAATTCATATCTAAACTTTTTATGATTAATACTCAAACTGGAAACGACTTGTTAATCCGGCCTTATCCAGATCATGGATCGGGAGGATCAATTTGCTTTCCTTCACTTCATACGCCTGCATCAAGAGAGTGCAGAGAACAGCGCCATCGTCTTCAACTTTCTTTGCGTCGAAGAGAACGAAGTTTGCAGTATGCTTCTTCTTTGTGCCTCCTACTGCTGTGGCTTCAAAAAGAACAGTGTCTTTCTCAATATCAGCACCGAAAGCGGCTTTGATAGTCAGAACGTCGTAGTTTTCGTTTGATTTGTCGATAGCGGAAACCTCTGCACCTTTAGTGCCGTTCCCAATGAACATACCAACATAAGCCAGCGATTTTTTTGCGATTTTGATAGATAAAGCATCTGCTCCATTAGCATAAACTTCCACAACTTTCACGTTGCGGACGGGAACAAGTGTGCGCTTTACCAAATCAGCCTGAACCGGGGTGAACACAGGTAAGAAAGATCCTACCACCAGATTGGTAATATCCAACTTCCACGGGCCGCTCTTTCTGACACCGGATTCAACACGGTAAAATTCTTGCACCTCCTTTTCAGGGATTAAATTGTACTTAGTACCTGCTGCCATGATTAATTTTTGTTTTGTTCAACAATCGTTTTTGTCCCCTCGCTAATCATGCTGGCGATAGATTCCGCTTCCGTTTTCGTATCACCACCTACTTCGGGACTTCTCACGCCCTCAAAGCCTTCGTTCGTCAATTCCTGCTTTACATCCTTGAAATAAGCATCCAAGTCTGCGTCCTCAGGAATACCGTAACGCTTTGCTTGCGATTCGGGAATACCATACTCTTTAGCCTTTGCCAAAATCTGCTCCTGACGGGTAGCCTGTAACTTCTCTGTCTCAAACTGAGTAAGTTTATCGGAGAGAGGTTTCATGGCTGCGCTCACTGCATTGGCGATGATGGTTGCCATGTCATCAGCAGGTTTCTCAACAGGCTTTTCTACCGGTTTCTCGATTTCGATTGGCTTACCGTCCTTCAAGCCGTGTTTCTTCTCGTAGTTAGTCACTGCGGAGGTAACGGCTGTATTAGCCCGGAAATCACCATAGGAATTTAACACGTCCTGAAAGCCTACTCCATCCGCAATTGTCTGTAATTGGCTTTCGTCCGTAACACCGACCGCTTTCTTTTCAGCGATCCGGCTTAAAGTAGCTTCATCAACCCCAGGGAATTTGGTTTTGAGTAATGCTAAAATCTTTTCTTTCATACCGTATGAATTTTCGTTTAAAATCTTTGGTATAAAAGTAGATAGGTTATGTATAGATAAGAAATTTCAGAATACGGAATACATGACAATAGAGCTATTGTCGTAAAATCAGCATAAAAGTAAATGGATGGGAATAGAAGGGGAAATTTTGAAGGGAGAAGAAAAGCACATTAAGAGGCAATGTGCTGAATATATATAAAAAGGCGTGAAACCGGGTAGGAATCACGCCTAACGATTTTATTTTTTCTTTTTTTCAAGCCAATTCTTAATATCATCTAAGGTTTGTTCATATGTTTCTGACATAGAAGGAAAATCTTTTATATTCCAATAGAAAGCCCATAGTTTAAAAAATTGTACTATCAATCCTGCGTAATTAGCACAATCGTCTCGCACTATGTCAAATATTTCAAATACTCTTTTGTCTTCGTCAGGATGTTGTTCATCTCCATTTAAATCCTTTGAAAAAAACAGTAATGAAAAAAGAGCTGAAATAACCCCAAGAGTCGCAGTAATCTTATCTGTATCTAGAACGTCATAATAAATATCCCAAAAGGCCAAACTATCTGCATCTTTCTCATCTTCTTTAGTAGGACAAATATGCCCAAATCGGAAATGAGCTAATTCATGCAAAAGAATAAAAATTATACCATAACAATAGACTGAATTAGTTTTACTTCCATAATCACTGGTCATATCCAAACAATTAAAACGGCTAACATCCTCCTTTGTGAATTTAGTTGTTATCAATTGTTCTGCTAGTCCAAATTCAGAAAAAGCCTTCTCAAAAACAGCCTGATGATCTATAATTTCGTTTAACACATCAATTTCTTTTGTTCTTTTTTGAGACAGTTTTACCATTTTAATTAAAGCGTCTTTTATTTCCTTTGTTTCTTTTGCCAATTCCAATTCTAAAACATTAGCATCATAAGTTTTAATTGCTATATCACATATGATCCATAAGAACTGGCAATATGCAGAAGATAACTTGACTCTATTAAGAGAATCTAACTCAGCGACCGTAGTAATCTTCCCTAAGAGATCAACCCACATAATTTCATTTTGCAATCCTTTTTGAATTTGTTCTGGAATTTGCGATGATCGAATTTTTGAAATTTTCTCTGTTATTTCACTATTCAATTTATGTACAGGAAAATTTAAAACAATTTCTGTATTTTCCATTATCACAATAAATTTATAACCGACAATTCCTTACTCAAAGACTGAATACCTTTCTGAATCTTCTCCAGTTGTTGTTTGCGGGGTTTATGCACTCCGGCAGCATAATGCCACAACTGACGTTCATTGATGCCGGTTATCCGGCTTAATGCCGCTTTCGTGAAGATGCTGCTGTAGTAATTGATAAAAGTGGCAGCATCGATCTTAAACTTTAGCTCAAATTCTCCGGTCAGAATCTCTACTGGATTAGGATTGTCTTCTAAGTACAATTCGATAGCCTCTTTCATATTATCCTCAATCTCTTTCATGTCGTTACCAACAGTAATGACCGGAGCACCTTCGATGTACGCACTTAGATTCTTTCCCGCATGTTCAACAATTACTTCTACCGTTTTCATATTACCTCCTATTTTTTTAAATGAGAACAAGGGGGGCTACTTTAGCCCCGCTTGTCTCAAAATGCTGTAATAAGTGCCTTTCTCAACGCCTTTGCTGTTATGATTCGGTACGATAACTGTCTTGTCGCCTTTGACAAACTTCAAGTGGCTACCTTTCTGACTCTTAAATTCAAAACCGTTTTCTTGCAACATAGTTACAACGTCTTTAATTGATTTGTAACTCATAACGCTTGGACTTAATTACTATGCAAATATAGTAATATTACGAATACAAACAAACATAGTATTCATTATTTTACTATGAATATAAAAAAAATAGCGGCTACCCCACCGGAGCAACCGCTATCCTGATCAGCAGCCTTTACCGCCTTTCTTCTTAGGCTTCTTCTTTCCCATGACTAAAATGATTAAAATGTTCTATTTTTAAATACACGAATTTATAAACCTCGTAATTTTTCTAACTAAGCCACCTATTTTTGTTCTATTCTTTCGATTTTCGTCTTTGCAGCTTGCTCTTCTTCAATCTCTTTCAGCTCTTCGTCGATGCGATCCATGTTTCCGGCAAACAAGATACCTTCTCGGCGTGACCATATTCCACCATTTACAGCGGAGACAGCAGTAGATACTTTATCATCCAAATTATCAATAATATAGGGTTGAATTTCAACTTCAACATCAATTGTTTCGGAAGGTTTTTCGAAATTAGTATTGATTGAGCCAAGTGCCGATATGAGGAAATTAATACGTCTCTGCATAAAAGCTCCGATTTCTTCTGCTGAATTTTCTACTGCCATGTGCGCTCCCATAAAGACATAACGGAAGGAAACACCTGATAATGCGTTACCACTCCCTTTTAGCTGATCAAATGATATACGCGGAGTATTAGTTAGCGCATACGCTTGGTTAAAATGATTTTCAAACTCGACTCGAACAGGATCGCTGGTTTGATTCCAAGTCAAATATACTGCGTCTGCCCCCTCTCCCGTCAACTGAACAACACGGCTCCTGAACTCACCGGACATCTTTTCTACATCTCCGAACAGTTTTAGGATAGGAAAAAAATGATAGTCGATACAATCAGCATAGCTGGAAAGAAGTTTTTCCAAACGTACACGAATAGTCTTTATCTTCTCACAATATGCCTCCAGTCGGTAGCTATATACTACTGGTAATTTCTTAAAGCCATGCTTGAAAGCGGGAACCATCTCCCAACCTTTGTCTAACTCCCACTGGTAAACTACATCTTTCGTCACAGTCATAAAACAGGTGATTTCGTGGTCGTCCAGGTCTTTCTTTTTGTACTCACGAGAGAAAGCGACCATATCGCCAGAATCATCAAAGAAAGGATATAGCTTATCACCCCGGAACGGTGACCAAAGAACACTACGTAGTTTGTATTGAGGCATAGATTTGCCAAATAGATTGGCTACTTTTGCCTTTAACTTCGCCCAGAAGCCATCGTCTTTTGTTACATACCAGTATTCAGCTATTTCCTGTTCTGATAGCCAAGAACGAACAATCTTCCGGTTCTGATATTTGATTTTATTCTTCTTCAGGACTTGCTTCAAAGCTTCAAAGATACCTTTCTCCGATTCATCTGGAGTACAGTTCATCTTTGGCTCAGTACCAACGGTGAAAGCCGTTTGGATGTTCACGATATCCTGTTCAAGAGGAAGGGCAATCCGGTTAGGATCAACCTTCTTTGTCTTTTTCGGGATGACAGTAGTCTTGCCTGTCTTTTCGTCAAATACCTCTTTCTCCTGCTCAATAGTGATTTCTATCTGTGGATACTTTTCTTCATCCATGATGATTTCATGCTTATTGGGGTCCCAATCAGCATATAGTTTCTCCCGGTCTGGAAGCTGAGTTTTACGACCTTTTTTCAGATAGTAGATTTTCCGGTCTATATCTTCGAGTGCTAAAATTTCGTCTATCGTTTTCATTTGATTATATTTTAATGTCCAAATACTCCAGAATGGTCTACAACGGGACGTTTTCCCATTAATTCCATCATACAACAATACCGCACTTCATCCAAAATATGATTAAAGTCATCAACCGGCTCGTTAAGCCACTTCCCGTTCTTGTCTTGCTGATAGGTGTAATTATCTAATTCTTTTTTTGCATTAAGTGAGTTTTCTGTGATATATATTTTCTTTGATTTCATAAAATCAATACCAGCTTCTACCGAACCGGCATATTTTTGCACTGGGTGAATATTGAACCCTGCATTGTGTATCTCTGCAATTAAACGAGGATCTGCACTCTCCGACCATATTTTAAGTTTAGGAAGTTTCTTGAACTTCTTTATTATATCAGAGGAAAGCAAATTCGTCTCGTAGAATTTTTCATCTATATAAATGGTATTATCCAAGAATCCATTTTCAGAACAGGCAGTTGGATCATTGCTATACCCAAAGTCCAATCCGTACCATCTACGTTTAACCCATATAGGAACGTCCTTAATGATAGTGTAATTTTCAAATATCAGACCTTCAATTTTTGCACGCTTACCAAGTCCATATATAAGCCATTTACGCTTATCCGCCGTACCTTGTGAATAGTTGTATTCAGTAGGCTCGTAGGATAATATTTTCCGTTTCATATTCTCCGGGATAAACGGATTATCCAACATAGTCGAATGGTCAAAGTAACAATCATCACGTGTACATACATTGTCATAAATCCAATGTTCCTCTGCCGATGGATTGTAATCAAGAATAGCAAAACGAGAGCATCTTTGTTCCAATTGGTCAAAGTCATCCTTCAATGCCTCCATAGCCTCATTAATCCAAAATATGTCTGTAGTTAATCCATGAAGTCTCTGAACATCGTCGAGTCCTACAAACTCAAATGTAGTAGTATAAAGTTGAATCGTTTTGATTGTATTATTTATTCGACAGCAATTAAACAAACCAAGTTCTAAGAGTATATTTTTAAAGTCCGTCCATACCGTAGATGCCAGCCATGTTCCTTTTTTGCGGGCTATGACAACACGGTTAGAACGTTGCCAATTATTAATGGCATAGATGATAAAGAACTGAATAAGCGAATAGGTCTTTGATGAGCGAGAACCTCCTTCAAAGACCATTACATTAAACCGACCACTATTCAAAGCGTTCATAGCCCGATAGAGAATCGGGGTGCATTTCATATTTAGTTCGTCTTGCCCGACTCTTTATCCTGTTTTAATGTTACAGACTTATCTTGTAATTCCAATAATTGGGGGTCATTGGCTACAACTTGAATATTTACAGAAGGGGGCGTTACCATGTCTTTCCCATTAGTTGTAATATCAACTTTTGATGTGGATTCCAACTTTCTCCATTCTTCATCATGATGATAAAGCCATGTAGAAAGTGCCTGCATATTGGGAGGAAGTTCTGCTTCTGTTTCTTGAGATATAGCCTTATCCGTGAGTTGCACCCATCCAGTACCACCACATTGGACACACTCTTTATCTTTTCCTTCACACAGACATCTATCCTGAACATAACGCTTCGTGATACTCTTTATCTTTTTCCCGCCCAAAGCTCCTTTCAAATATGCACCACGAACAATAGAATTAACTTTCATACGAGCACGCACTAACACTTGAGATAATCTTTCGCTACGATAATCATTTTCTTCTTCATTCCACCCTTCATATTTTCCATTTTTCATCCGAGAAAAGACTTCTGGTGTTAATCCAAGACTATAAGCCACCTCTGCATCTGTCATCCCCTGAAAGGCAAATGCAAAAACATCTTCATAAAATTTATCTCCTGCGTAATCATGCTTAGGCTCTATCATATCAATCCACCCTTTCTACTTGGTCAGAGAACACCTCTCCTTTTATAAACTTCATATCCGGATCATACCCAAATCTTGCCATGAAAGCAGCTTTCGCCTCGTAGGTATCAAAGGACAACATCACATAGGCATCCATATCCTCGGCTGTCTTCTGTGCGTTCTCCTTTACCTGCTGCTTGACTTCTTTCATGTGGGCAACCTTCTCTGCACGCTCTAATTGCTTGGCGGCTTTCTCGGCTTCTTTCTGTTCGGTGACAGGTGACATCATATCGGAGAGAGCTTCTGCAATGGAGTTTTCCGCTTCGGTCTGCAACAGATAATCAACGCCAATCATGTTTAGATCGGCATCGGTCAGACCTGCGTCTTTCCAATCAATATCGGGAACAAGCTGTGCAAGGGCATCGAAATCCCATGTACCTTGCGCATTTGGATTGTTCATTAAAATATTTAGTTCCTTCTCCTGCTTTTCGTCTACATCAATCACATCAACTCGGATCTTGTAGTCATTCTCCGGATACTTCTGCAATTCATCCATGACGGACAAACGCTGATGCCCGCTGACTACGGTCAGACCGGTACGCTTGTTCACTGCAATTCCACCAACCAGACCGAATTTCTTAATACCACGCTTCAAGGTCTTGCGTGACTCCTCGGATAGTTTTCGGGGATTGTAGTCCGCAAAGTGAATGGCAGAACGATTAAGTTCTACCGATTCACTCTTTATGTATTTACTTAGTTCCATTGTCATATTCAAATAAAATTCTTTCACTCATTGGAAAAATTTTGATAATCCTCCTCAAATCATCCGGGTAATTCTTACGAAGCCATAAGAAACAATCAAGATTGAACCCGATACCGCCAGATGCCTTGTTTGAATACCGGACTGGTTCGGGAAGTCCTTTCTGTCTCATGTAAGTAAGCACATCTCTTTGCGTCCAATCGGCCAGAGGATAAACCTTCCCTGCGTTTTCATAATCCGGATAGGTATTCAACATTAACCGGCGGTTCATGCTATCGGCTTTCTTCATCCCGTAAAAAACGAAGTCGATGCCAAACCTTAACCGCATAGCTAAATCAACATCTGCCAGCTTCAAGAGCTTTATCTTCGGATTAGGCACACAATACATACCGGATCGGAGAATATAAGTAAGATTCCAGTGTGGCACCTGAACAAACTCAACTTTCGGATATTTAGCTTTTATCCACTTGATATACCTTTCGATATGTTCTAATCCTTCAACAAAGTACATGAATACACATACAATCCGGTCAAATTCAGGATAGATCAGATCCAGCAACACAAGGCTATCCTTACCCAGAGAACAAAAAACGATAGCCTCATTAGATTTTACTCTAACGAGGTCTATCGTCCTATATGTTCTCTCAAGCAAGGTCATCCCGAACTCATGCCTAAGCCAGCACGCACATTCCTGTACTGCTGATTTCTGGTAATAAATCTACCACCTTGAGAAACTCTGTTTGTTCCTGGTACCGTCAAACCTCTACGGCCGCCTCTGTAATTAGAGGTCGCAAAACCCGTTCTGTTAGTTCTTCTACCGACTCAGCAAATTATTAATGGTTAAACATTGGATTTATCTAATACCTTACCTAGATCATAAACGATCTGAGCCATTACGTATTCAACGCCATCGACTTCATAAGGGATTTCATCGCCGTCTTCATCAGTCAAGATCTCTACTTTCGCCCCTTTTATTTCGACGATCGCAAATGGACGTGTACCCTTGTACTCACCGGTTAGAAACTTAATAGCATCGTATTCAACCGGCACCACTTCGGGTTCTTGATCTTCTGGTACTTCTTCAAAATGCTTATATTCTTTGTCATCAACTTTATACCGGACATATTTTTGAGAAGTATTAGGCCGGATCTCTCTAAACTCTTGTGTTTTATTACCGGCTAAAATTTCATCAAAAAACTTCTGTTTAATCGAAAGCGTCAAAATATTCATAATCGTGTCTATTTTATTAATAAATAATTAGTTGCGGGACAGGGATTCGAACCCCGGACCTTCGCCAAGTCAAAGCGATAAGCTAACCACTGCTCTACCCCGCGATAGCACCACTAAGGTACTACCATAACCAAAGATACAGAAATATCTTCAATCGTTATTTATGACAATAGAGCTATTGTCGTAAACTAAGCCATTTATCCCGTCTTTCTCTGCACGCCTCTAAGGCAGGTGCACAACAAGAAAACAACTCACCATTTTCAGTACGGTAATCGTACTGGTACATTCTCACTCGCTTACCTCTCAACTTTGTTGTGTAGGTACAATAATTTTCTTTACCGGGTTGGCATACGCTGCAACCGTTTTCGTTTATTGAGTTCATAAGCTATACTAAATTTTACATTAATAACTTGGATTCATAACATTCACATCGCACTCATGGCATAAATTACAAACCTTTGTTTTATCTCTAAGGCACATATTTTTATGATATTCTTTTTTCTTATTAGCCCATTTTACGCCTGCAACAAATGCCCTTTCAATATCACCCGTATTAATATCATGGTCAATCATGCCTTTTACTTCTTGTCGTACGTAATACTGTGCAGCTCTATATATTTTATCCATATTCACAATTATTTAGTAATATACTTGCCTTTTATTATGATAATTATTCTTGCACTTGATGCAGCAGAACTTCTGTTGATATACTTTCTTTACGAACTTCTTGCCACACATAGGACAACGGCATTCAGAACCAACTTTTGCTTTTTCATTACGCCTTTTCGGTGCTTCTTGGCTATTGTTTATTTCTTTAACCCTGTGCCGTTTGCCTTGATAGCTATAATCATTACTATCGTAATTACCTCTACCTTCTTCAATATCTGCGAGGTGGTATGCTTCTGTTTCGTCATTCATAATCATTCGGTTCTATAAGTTTTACCACCAAATTTTTCATCACCATCTACCAATATGTGATAACTGATATAAGGCTTGTTCTCTTTGTCGTTATACTCTTTGCATTTAATTCTTGCTTCTTCGATTGTATAGCATTTGCACATGGTATATTCGGGATAACCATCGAAGTATCTTACAATTCTGTATTCTTTGCTCATAATCCAATAATTAATGTTTCACATTCAATCTTTCTTCAATCGTATAAGCCACTACAAGCCCGGTTTCATCATGCTGTATCGTGATAAACTTCTCGCCCCTCTCTATAGTAAAGAAGTCATAAGGGGTTACCATCTTGCCCAACACTTTGCCCAGTTGCTTCATCAATGGGGCTTCGGGGCTGATAACTAAAACTAAATCTGCTTTCATGACAATTTACTTTACTATTATATCAATAGGTCTCTTAGCGAACCAATAGCAATCCCAATCTAAGTAAACACATCTACCAGATGCACAAGGATCACAGAATCCTAATATCTCGAACGGACCAACTATACAGCCGTAGCCATTAACAACATCAACTACCTGTCCTTTTGCCATATCTTTATCTGTATTAGGCATCACGTCTGAAAGGTTATCATAGACTTTCAACTGTTGTGCATTAACCATATTTTCAAAATCTGCTTTATGGGATCGTCTCATAATCGTGTATATTGTGGTAGCCCGAAGGCTACCGGATTAAACCTACAAAATTTTATCTACCTATTAATAAAAGTTCTTCTCTCTTAGAATCGTATTGCAAATCACTATGTACCTCAAAATTATCCGATAATTCATCCCATTTCTTAGCACACAGATCAACTTCTTCTTGCGTAAGCTCATCGTATTCGCTTAGTCTACCAAACTGTTTTTTGAACCATTCATTATATGCTTGTTCTATTGTTTTCATAATCATGTGTATTATGCAGCCCTTTCAGGCTGCTGGTTAAGTTTAAAATATGATGCGATAGTGTTGAGTAAAACTTATAAGAGCCTGATATTCTGCAATCTCTTCATTCGTCAAATCAACTTTTTCAAGTTCAGAAATACGAGCTACGACTTGCTTGAATAATTCGTTATTTGTGTATTTCAAAGCAATTTTGCGCACTTCGTTGTGATGGTTATTATCAGTTAAGTGCTCAGCCTTCTTTCTATCAGACGCATTTGTTATTGCGATTTCTTCTATTACCAATTGACAGTGAGTTTGAGTTTCACCACCAAAATTCGTTGTCCATGTTACTGCTTTCATAATCTTTATTTTTAATCGTTATTACTTCGTTTCTGATGATGCAAAGATATAGCATATATGCGAAACAAACAAGTATAAACTATGCATTTATGCTATATTTAAGCCTTTTTATATAGCATTCATGCTAAATTTGCATTCGTTTACATAAAGTATAGCTAAAATAAATAATTATTTCGTTTTTATTTCGTATATATACTATATTATATATCTTTGCATCAAAAATTAAACAGTTATGGCAAATACAGAATTAAGAATTAAAGAACTGTGTAAAGAGAAAGGTCTTACGCAAGCGCAACTTGCTGACAAACTTGGCATACAGCCAGTATCGTTTTCGCAAGCAATTGCAAGAAATAAGTTTAGTGTTGATAGGCTTGCTGATATAGCCGATGCTTTAGGTGTGGAAATTCCAGACTTATTTAGGAATGAATCTGACACCATAACATGCCCTCACTGCGGAGGTAAAATTCATTTTGACGGAGAACCACGTATGCCGGAACATAAGAATATACGAGGGAAGGAGTATTATAAATGATTGGAATGAGATTAATACATATACCTACAGGGAATGTTGGTGTATGTATAAAAGAATATAAGCCCACAGGAGGGAGATATACGATACAAATCCGAATGAGTGATGGGCACACCTATTTTGCTCCATACGGCGAATTTAGACTCTACAAAACAGAAAAGCCGAAGCACTAAACTCCGGCTTTCAACTTTTCCATAATTTCCCCATATATCCAATCTACATCCTGCCGGAAATACTTATACAACTGATAAGAACACACCAAACTATTTCTATTGTCAGATATGACCGTCTGAGCATTTATCCCCAAAACCTCCCCTAACTTGTTACGCAATCCATTCTTCATCTTTCCACCGGCAAGGGTACTTGGAGAATACAAAAACAATATGATAAAGATAAATTTCTTTCTCTGGGTAACATTCCCTACCCTAAACATTTCCTTTTGAGAAATAATTTCTTGGAACCACCCATATAATGTTCCTATCATGTCAAGGTCAGTCAATGTAGGTTCTGTTAGTTCTTTCTCTCTTTCTGACAACTTGGATTTCTGTTCCCGGATGGATTTTATTTCTGTGATTTCTGAAAACATGGCACGATTATTTTAAAATAAATAGTATATTTGCACTAAATAATCGTGTGGAGAGGTGACGTTACTGGTGGTTCGGGGCGTTGCCTCTTGTGTTTATGCAAAGTTCACAGAACCTTTCGGTTCTGTATATCCATAACATCCCGGGATATAACCGGAAGTTTTTCATTATCTTCTTGGCTTGTCTTAATCTCATGATTTCAATTTATTTATTATTTAATGATTATATAGTCCCCGCAATATTCAATATACTTTATTCCGGCACTATCAAGAGTATTCTCTATGTCCACTTGGCACAGGCAAGATTCCGGTATGATATTGTCATACCCTTCCGCTGGGATCATTTTCGTGATTTGCGGGAAATGATCCTCTAGTTGTTTAGGGGATTGTATTTCTACATCCCCGTCGTAAATAAGTACGCACATATTATTAGAGGTTAAATTATAGTTGTTTGAGTAACTCTCCTTGGAGTTGCAATAGATCTTGTCAATTCCTGCCATTCCTTAGCTATTAAGAAATGTTTCTATCTTGCTGGCCAAGGTTATGAGCATATCTGATTGAAGCTCATTTAACTCCTTGCAGAATCTCATATCATCTTTATGCTTCTCTTCCGGAGACCGATCATCGCTTACGCTGCAATATCCGGCGAAAGAGTTTACCGGTAGTGGTCTCATAGCCTCTATAGCTAGTATGATCGACTTCTCTTTGATGTTTTCTTCCATGATTCTGTTATTCTTAATGTTCTACTAACTCTAACTCTGATTCAAAAAATTCCTCGAAATACATTTTCCCGTTAGGATAATGGAGCATAACACAATAAAGGTTTTCTTCACGTACCCCATCTTTGGTTTTAACTAAAGACTTTTCTTCCACGACTTCAGCGATAACGCCGACTTCCGACTTATGCCTTTCGTTCGTACACCACACATGTTGTTTTATTTTATATTTTGTTGCCATATTCGTTGTTTTTTAATTATAAGCCTTCATAGTAGGCTCGGTTAATACTATTCCTCCAGATCGGGTATAGGCATCCACATATCACATTCATAATCTCCGTAATCTTCAAACTCAAAATTCCCGGATGTTGCGACACGTGGAGGTTTCCCGGCTTCAACAACTATATAACCACTAACTATTGCTCCATTTGATACCATCCTGCAAAGAACCATCTCATTTTCTTTAGGTAATCTTTCTTTAATGCTTACCCACGGGGATTGCTTTGCCAGCCATTCGGCACCTGCTTTGAAGTCCTCACGACAATTATCTTTGCGAAGCACATAGTCATCCGCATCCACTTCTTTGAGAACATTCTTGCGAAAACTCGTTTTTCTTATGGCGTAATCCTTTGCCGCTTCTTCTACTGTCTGTCTCATATCAATCTTGCTCATATTTATTTATCTGTTAGGAATTTCTTATTCAAGTGCCCTTCTCTGATAAGCCATTCTATAGCGTCAACCACATTGTCCATCAGATTCTCTTTGTCGAAGGATTTTGCGCAATTGTAAGTATTGTCACCTTCCCCGTCCTTGATCCAGTCCGATGCGTACATTAACTCAACGAAATTTCCGGATAGGTAATAAACCATCCCGTCAATATCATCTTGGTATGATTTAGGCATCATGTCTATCAGCTTGGATAGAGACCAAGCCGGGAATGCCATATCTTGATCCACATGCTTTTCAACCCTGCCATATTCAAATGCGACCGGACATTCGAACTCGTCCAAATACATGTCCGCAGTCCCCGGTCTCACCCCGGCCTCTAATAGCCGGGATGATTGTTTTTTATTCGTGCAAATTTGATTTTCCATTACAACTTGTCTAATTCGTCAATAAACTCATTCATGTACTTGCAGTCCATATCGCAATCGGAAAGATGCCGGCACATCCTATCATTACCCTTGGATAGATCCGGGCATGATTTCCGATGAGTCTCGATCGCCTTGTCCCTCATATCCAAAGACGCTAGATCGGCGGCTCTTCCGGCGTACTGTTTCCAGTCAAGAGGAAGATACTTGTCCGATCTGCATTTATTGGCCTCGTACTGGTGATCGATGTATTCTTGGGCTTTCTTGCTTATCATATTTATCCCTCCTGTATTATAACACATTCTATCTCTTCGTCCCATGTGACATCCACCGGATCGTACTCATACTCTCCATCGGACGTGCGGATCATTACCTCCGCTTCCGGGTCTTGCTCTTGGAGAAGAGCTATTAGTTCTTTATTTCTCATGACTTATTTATCGAATTTGATTTGGTACAGGTGGAAACAATTCTCATGTAGGTTGACAAATTCATTACGTGGAGGGAATATCTGCGCTACCTGCATGCTGTCCGGCATGAACTTGTATCGTATCTCTTTCAGTTCGTAATATCCGAGCGTGTGATTGGCGGATACGGACAGATGCCATTCACCCATTTCCTTATTTATGAGGATGTCCTTTCCTTTGTAGGTGAACATACCCGTCTCGTAAACTCCGTGCTCATCCTCGATATGCTCATATATGAAATCGATCGGAAGCATCGTAAATGCCATTGGTAATGGCCGTTTATATTTCTTCAATTCCTCATTTGTCATTTTCTCTGTTTTTTTATTTATCTCATCATAGATGAATGCAGCTTTCAACTATGATGAAAGGTTGATGTTTCTATCGCCTTGAATATCTCAAATGCTACTTGTGGGACGATGGCGTTTCCGTAGGCATGAAATACCTCCTCTTTCAATCGAGATTTGCCATACAACTCAGATGATTTTCTGGAAAACCCATAATCCAAGCTACAAACCGGTGGTTGACCAGCCCACGTAACCCCAACCGATATAGGTGTTCCGGAAAGCATCCTGCGCTCCTTGATAATCTCTTGGCATACATTGGAGAAGAAAGGTTCTCCCTCATGTAATCGGATGCCGTCGGTGTGAGCAACCATGTAACACCTCGCTCTTCTATGGGGCGCACCCGCATCTGAAGCGTACATAATCTTCCATTCCGCATCATACCCCAGTCGGGCCAGCTCATCGAGGATCTTTGCAAAATCTCTTCCGTCGTTAACTCTTGTGATGTTAGCAACATTCTCTGCGACAACCCATCGTGGCCGGATCTCGTCGATCGCACGCGCCATATGCCGCCAAAGTCCCGTTCGCTCACCCCCAAGCCCGAGCTGTCCTTCCCCGAATTGTTTTGCCTTACTTGCGTCTTGGCATGGGAATCCTCCTGTAAGAATGTCCACTCGTCCTCTCCAAATAGAGAAATCTGTCGTCGTGATGTCATTATAGCTTACTCCCTTGAATCTTTTAGTTATAAACTCCCTACAAAAGTCATTTATCTCGCAATGGAACAGGTTCTCCCATCCCATCCATTCGGCGGCAAGGTCAAATCCGCCCACGCCAGAAAATAATGATCCATGTGTCATATCTCCTTGGTTTTAGCGAATACCACGCTTTCATGATCCGGCCTCAGATGGGCCATGCAAGCCTTGCTGTACTCGCAAAATCTCGCTCCCTCGTCCCGGAAGACGCATCCCCTGCACGGGATCTTGTTCTGGCCGTTGTAGTACGGCCTGTACTTTTCCACGATAATTTTCATGTCTCCTACCAACACGATCAAACCGGTAGGGGTGTTTCTCAATCTCCCTGTTATTTCCATGTTATCTTCTTCTGCTTTCTCCGTTTAGGATTATCACGTTAAAACTCTTGAACCTGTCCACCAGTCTAGTTCCGAACCGATTCTTGAAATCCGTGACGGATAGGTTGGAAGTGATATGATACTTCTTCTGATGGGACTGGTATATCTCGTACCTCGCGTATAGGAACTCGTCTATTACGCTGTTAAGGCTGGTGCCGTAGCTTTTCTGGTTCTCCGTCTCAAGACCGATATCGTTAAGGCAGATATCGAACGGGTTCCCTTCCATGCTCCCTTTCCCGGCCTCCTCGTTGTACGTGAACCTGTCTATGTGACCATGGATCTTGTAATAGTTCATCATCTGGGTCACGGATAGGTTCACGAAGCGTTTGGGGTTATCCGTCAATTTCAGGTAATCGGCGAATATCTGCATCATGAGCGTTTTGCCCGTTCCCGGATCTCCCACGATAAGGAGGTTCTTGTGCAGCTTATAGTTCTCCTCCGGGAATACGGACTCGGCCAACGGGCAATCGTTGAAATAATACAACAGGAATCTCAAAACCTTGTCATTCCCCCTGTCTGTCTCGAATTGCCGCCTCTCGATCCCTAGGTAATTACAACCGAGCGCCTTTATCATCCGGGCGTGGCTGATGTACTCCGTATCGTCCGAGAGATCGTACCTAGAAACGTTCTGTATAGTCCTTGCGTGCTTCTTCACTAGGTTGAACACCTGTTTTTGCTGGAGCCTCTCTTTTTCCGTAGGCCCCCGCATGGCTTGTATAGCCTCCGAAAGTTTCTTTTCTTGTTCCTCCATTATGTCTTTGATTATAAGCCCTTAGTCCTGTTCCTTGCCACCAATAGGTGAATCGTCTCTTCACGTCATCTATCGTTTTTAGCGTATCGCCTTCCCCGGTGGATACCATCCAAGCGAGGAAGTTATCCAGCTCGCCGGGAATGAGGTCATTGAAAGCGACGCTCAATCCCGATATCTGGCAAGCGTATCTGCGCCATTCCTCGTCTCCCAATAACTCATTCTTGAAATTCTCGAAAAGCGTCTCACGCGTATTAAGACTCTCTCTATTTTTATTTCCTTTTCTTTCCTTTATAGGGTTTGTGTTTACATTAATGTCATTATTGCTTACATTAACCTTATTATTGTCTACATTAACTAGTAGGTAAGGATAATTAGATGAATCTTTTCTTCTTTTTATAGCCTTGAAATATCGCTCCTGAATACCTTTGCTAGTTAGAACACTTACCGTGCTAAACAGAGTCTGTTCAAAGAATCCCCACCTAACCAAGCGTGTTACTATCTGCTCCAGTAATTCTAAGCTAATGCCGGGTAAACCTCTAAGCAGTGACATCTTTAACGCATCATTCCACAATATGAAATACCCATTTCGGTATATCGCACAAAGCAGCTTTATAGCGGTGATCTCACCCTTAATGCCAAATTCACCCGATATTGAGCCTATTTTTTCATCAGAAAAGAAATCAACATCGAAAGGGAAATAGTCTAGCCCTTCTTTATTTGGTCGTGCCATGTTTATTTCTCCATAATTTAAATTCTTCCATTGTCATATTGCTTTTCTGTAAATTACATTTCTCACATAATACTTGAAGATTGTCCAAAACTGTAAAGCCTCCTCTTGATACAGGAATAATATGATCTATGCAGAGTTTTTCAGAACATCCACAAACAGCACAATATCTACCGTCTCTTTCAAATACTTTTCTTTTTATACTGTCATTTAGTTTCATGGCCTCTTCACGAATTGCATCTCTCATTCTTGAGCTTATTCCATGATTCTCTGCAAAAAGATATATTGCTCTGCCACCGATTGGAATGCGCTTTACTATTGTTCCATCAAGTGCATAAATGATATCATGCTTAATTTTGAATTTTCGAAGTTTATCGCAAGAAGGCATCATTTCATTAATTATATCCCCATCTTCAGAATAAAAGGATACTATCCGTTTCCCTTTAATAGTCTTATTTAACATAGATAGCTCCTTGGGGGTAAGCTTGCTTAGTCCTCTTTTCATACAGTTATCTAAATGATTATTATAAAATAGAGAGGATTTATTATCCTCTCCCATATGTTATTTCTCTACCTCCGATACATTCAATCGTGTCGGTTGCCTCAAATCGTGCCGATTGTATTAGATCAAGCCACGCTTCGCACTCCGAGAATGTCCGGGCTGCTTCCCACATTTCATTAGAAAAAAACTTACGAGAGAGCATTATGAAACCCTTATCCATATACTAAAAATCAAAATCTGGGGATTCTCCTCCCTGCAAGGACTTTAGTTTCTGGTCTACAAGGTGGTTTACATCCCATATGTTTACAGGTTGTATTTGCAGGTTCTCCGCCATTTGCCTTGCCACTTCCTCGGAGACAGGATTTATAGCGTATATGGCCCCCGATGAGAGAAAGCGGGTGAAACCGGGCTGGTTACTCGTATCCGGAACGTCTACCCGAAGCATATTGGTACCGGCCACGTTCTGTTCCGTACATCTTCCCGCTATCCTTGAATGGCCGAATAACTCGACCACGCACCATAAATCAAATTTCTCTTGTTCCATATTATTTTCTCTTTTTAAAAGTGTTACAAAATCTCGTGGAGTTAGCTACCCGTCCAGCGTCATGTATGATGCACCAAACGCATAGCCCCTTGTGAGGATGTCCGTTGGCGCAATCGCCACATTTCACCTTTTCTTGCTCGTCTTTCTTCTTCGCCATATCACCAAGTCTTTATTTTTATTGGTAGATCGGCGTACCACCAAGCCAGAATCGTAGCGTCACGTTGGTCTTGGTTCGTTCTCTTAGGCAAGGGACCGACTATGTAGGAGAGTTCCTCATGGGTTATCTTGCCCTCGTCCCCTTTCCAATGCTTGGTCAAAGGCTTTACCTCTTCGCAGGGAATACCTATGTGCTCGCACATCTGGAGAAGCAATATCCCGGTTTGCTGGTTACGACCTACATACTTGGCTATCCTCTCGCCGGATTTACCCCTAGCCTTATGGAAGTTGCTTTTTTCGTTAAGCCATCCGGCCTCGACAATGACCACTATGTCTACCCCCTTGTACCTCTCTCTCGCTTCCTTGATAAAATCAACTAAGACAGGGAAGGGGAGGCTCTTTAGAATTAGCTGTCTCGTTGAAGGAGACAGTACGCATACGCCGGATTTATCTATGTCCGGGTCAACGGCTATCACTAATTCGTATCTTTTCTTTCCCATGGATTCCTCCTTTCTTTATCGTTTATTAGTAAGAATATGGCCAAGATCACTGCTATAAGTCCTAGTATCGCGGTGATAAGGTACATGGCCATTGTCAAGTGATCTAAATTCTGTATTGTTTCCATAATTATAGTTTGTTATTCGTGGACGGTGCCGGGATCGAACCTGCCTCTTTACGTCATGCGCACTCCGTAACGTTTCATCCCAGAACACTGACCGCCCGTATGCCGGGACTTTCACCCGGCTATTCGCGATTATTACACATAAACTCCTGTCTCACGACTGTAACTGTTCCCGGATACCGAACCACCAGACACCGGGATAATAAAATTAATAATATAAACAGAGGGCATTCTCCTCACGCTGTCCTTTACAGCGGCTTTGTTTGTTAATTAATTATACTTCAATGATTACAATATCAGGAGCAATCTGTCTGATCGCATCCAGTTGTTCGTCAATTACTTTATTTTTATATTCTTCAATCGCTTCATTTGCACCAGCGGACACAAGAGATAAGGAAACATCTCGACCGTCAACGTCTGCGTAAATCTCAACTTCGATTTCTTCGCAAGCAAAGCCTTTGAAAAGAGGAATATTCAGCTTGAAAGACTTCGGTAAATTTGAATCAACCACCTGCGAGTAGTTATCCACCTTGCTACCGTTTTCTTCCTTGCTGCGCTCGATGTCCTGGTTTACTTTAGCTTTGAAGTTCTTCAAGGTAGAAACAAGCATCATATTCTGTGACTTGTCAGTAAAAAAGGCACGGTGCATCTTCAAAAATTTGGATAGTTTAATTGGATCCCATTTCTTATCGCCGTTAATGCCAAACTCCTTCATTTCTTTGGAAGCTTCCAATACACCACGAATACCATTATTATAGTAGTCGTTTTCTTTATCTATCAGGCTGATCTCCATATCATCACGGTTTACCGTGATATTAGCAGTCTTCTGATTGATTAATTCAACACGCTTTTCAAGCCAACGTAAAGGACTATCAATCGTTCCAGTAATATTTACTGGAATAGGTTCTCTTTTGGGAAGTTGTTTAGCAGCTTCACCTTCTCTCAATACAACTTCAATTGGTGCACCGTTGTAATCTTTCGGCACAACCACGTTTAATTTACTTTCAGTCATTTGTTCCTGTTTTACGATTCATATTAAAAATTGTCTTTTGCATTTCTTGAGGCATGATCGGACGGGAATAAACCAATTCCCCTAGTTGATTATAATACCCGACCATCTTTTCTTCATGAAAGAGTATTTTAGCGCACTCTTCATTATCCACATATTCAGAGCCCTTCTTGATGTTTTCAAGAAGTTTTACTTTCACCTCATTCAAAGGTTTAAGTCGTTCTTTATACCCGTCTACGACTTCTTTCTTCTCGACTTCAATATCATTGATTTTGATTGAAGTTTCAGCGAGAGATTCTTTCTTTTGTGCCAACTCATCTGGTGTAAAACGGTGGGTATAGCCAATCTCTTCCACTGCATCGGCATTATCCTGTAAAAATTGCCATCTATCCTTTTCGGGGATTTCTTGGCCTAAAAACTTATCCATACTATAACGGTTTAACAGATTTGCCACTATAAATTATCAGTCCCTTCTTTGAGACTTCACCTTTTGCGGTAAGAGAAAGAGCTTTCAAAAAGTATGAATTTGCTGCCAATTCAACGCCAATGCACTCCTTCTCCTGATAAAAGAAGTGTTGGCCTTCTTTAAGTCCATGCGACTCATAAAAGTCAGCAACCATTTCTTCACCAATTTGACTTTGCAGAGCGGTAATCTCCTGCCTCTTTTCCTGTACCAGGTTCTGCAATCTTTCAATGTTCTCTTTTCGTGTCATAATTTAAAGTATAAGTGATTTATATTTCTCCGGGTTGGTAGTCTCGATCAGAGCGGTACCGATCGAAAGAGTTACCAGCCAGCCTTCTTTTATCATTTTCTTTTCTGTATTCTTTACAGAATGAAGTAAGGCCAAAGCTCTGTTTTCTTCTTCGTGAGCTTCGGCCACCGTGTTTATGTATGCTGTCATATAAATTCTTGATTTCGCTGTATTTCCTGCTGGGCGTATATCAGCATTTGATGTTCGTTTGCTGCTGGCAAGTATATATCAGCAACAGATGCGCTCCAATTACGGAATCGCTCAATAGATAAAGTCATTTCACCAGTTGTTAGTTCGGCAGAACTACGCAGGCAGGTTACTTCCATCCCTTTCTTGTTGACTATCCTTCGTTCAAATAAATCACGGTTGCAAGTCCTCTTATAGAAGTCAATTTTTGCTTCATCGAGGCTGCAACCGTATTCACTGCCAAAGTACCCTAAAAGAAGATGTAAATAAGAGTTCTGAGCGAGCGTGCGATTAGGTAATTTCTTTTTTACTTCAACTACTGATTTTTGCTGATACATTCTATTTACATATTCTTTGAATTTGTCTGCCTCATAGGGGTTATTCAGATTGAATATCATATTTATATTTCCATATATAATTATATGCGCTTTTTGTACATCCACGACAACATTGGGATACAGTCTTTAAGTTGTAGCCATTCTGTAATGCGGCTATCGTTACAGATGGGTATTGATTTAACAAATTCCCATTTCTATCGTATTGCAATACAACCTTTTGTTGTGATTCAGCTTGTTTCTTTCTACCACTGCCATAATTGGTATTATAGGCACAAGTACACCATTCTAAATTAGAAACCATATTATTTTTCTTATTTTCATCTATATGATTAATAATCGGTAATTTTGATGGATTAGGTAGAAAAGCATTAGCTACAAGTCGATGAATATTTTTCTGTTTTAATACATTTTCTTTCGATAGACTCACATATAAATATCCATTTCTTGTCATTTGCTTTAAAATACGACCTTTATAGACCCTTTGTTTCCCTTTATATCTATACCCAACAATTCTATCAATAGAACGTACCCTACCTAAATTTGATATTTGATACAAACCTTCATATCCTTGAATATCTTTCCAAATTTCATTTTCCATCTTTACCAAATATCTTCAAATCAGTTATTAAGTCTTTGTTTTCATTGAGAAAACAAATAAATTCTTCGCATATAGAAGTAAGTTTTGGCATGTATGTATCTGGATTATAATTGTATAGTTCAGTATAAGTACCAACAACGTTTCCATTTTTCCCAAATTCAACAATATTATATTCAAAGTCTTTTATTGGAATACCGTTTTTATTCAGACAATACAAATAAACAAGGTGTTGATGATGATCCTTAAACTTTCCAACCGTATAACTTCCGGTCGTTTTGATGTCGTGAACGGTGGTAGGCATCAACTCGTCAATCAGACCGTAAACCAAAACATTACCGTATGCAGTTGGCAGGATTGCTTCTACTCTAATCTGGGTCAATGCGCCTTTAAAGTAATCAACAAACTCACGGCAAAGAGAGATGGGAAAAACGAATGTACGGTTATTGTAAACAACCGTATAGCAAGTATTCTCGGCATTTCTCTCTACGTTCATCTTATTAGGTTTCCTATTTTCTATAAGAGCATCCACCAATTCGTTAAACGCTGTCCCTTTATCCGCAGCTTCGCTATCGAAAGGTTTACGATTAATGCGATCAATGAGTTCTTGAAACTGCAACTCGTGAAACTGTTCGGGTGTGTGGGGTGGATTTTCAGACCACCCCCAGTATTTTTCCCAAACCACATCACTATTCAAATACCCCCAAAAGGAGTCAAGAATAGTGGCGTAAAATTTATATTTAAGCTGCTGCATCGTTATACGTTTTAGTATTCTTGTCAAAGACCAATCCAAGTTCTTTAGCCTTAGCCGCCAACATCATAGACGCTTTCATTTTTGAACTTCCAACATGGTTGAAATCGTCAATATGCGCGATGAAGTCATTCGCGGATGCTGCATCCCCAACCAATTCTAAACACCCTGTTATATCTGATAAAACCTTATTATATGCTTCTTGTTCTGCCTTTTTAGCTTGTAGCATACCAAGATAAGGGGCAATAATCCGAGTAGCGATGAAATCGTTCTTTGCCGTGGGTTTCCCTTGTACGTCTATAATAGTCGGAACCTCCATAACAGATGGCAGATTACAGGTATTCTTTCCGTCATTTCTATTTGTCGGATCGAATGTGATCGTTCTTCTTACCCGGCCATTCTCATTCCGCATTTCCATATACCCTAACAAATCCAATTCTGTAACGATCGAATTGTAAGACTTTTCCCTTAACGCAGGGACAAAAACCGTATCATCACCCTCTTTTCGTGTATCCCTGTGAGCGACAAAAATGACGTTTTTATTCAAATCCGACAGACAGCGAACAAACCATGAAAATTCTTGATTGATACCGCCCCAATCTCTAATAGAAGGCTGTCGGGTTCCACATTTGTAAGAAATAATGAAATCCATCATCTTACCGATAGTATCAATAACTATTGATTGATAAGCTGACAGATTTTCACTCATTAGCACCTTCATGTCATTCCAAGAAGTGACTTGCACGATGTCCACACTTTGCAGATGGGAATCATTCACTCTTTTAACCCCGTTGTCGAAGTCAAGTAATAACGGCATTGGAGCACTCAATGCAACTGTACTCTTGCCAAAACCAGCTTGGCCGTAAAGCATCATCTTTACATTTGTCGGAATATTCAATTCCGTTGATTTTTTAATTAAACTCATGATCGTAATATTTTAATCGTTAATACTATATCGTTCCTCTTCGTGTACCTTTTAGGATATTCCCATCCTCAATAGCTTTTTCTATTTCCGCTATCCGGTAATAAATTACCCCTTTAGCCTTAATGATAGGATTACCTTCCCTATCCACGGCCTCACGGGTGTCAAACTTGTATTGCTGGAGAAAACCACGTTTTACCAAGGCATTGATAACCGATTTACCGTATGTGTCTTGTGCTTCCTTTTGAGTGAAAAGCACGCGGTTATAGATTTTTTTCCTTTCCTCGGCTACTGTCCTTACCGCAGCTTTCGTAATGGCATCGTAATCTATTACTACAGGAATGCTCATTTTGGGGGAGATCAGTTCCATGGCCTGTTGAAGAAGGGCCATAGCCGGATTTGATTGAGTTGCTTCCATAATTCAAATAATTATATTTCGCCCTCTCGTTCTTACACGAATACGGGCGGTAAGTTCTACATTGGCGTTAGAACGGGTTCGGATTCGTTGCCGTCTCATGTCAAAATGACTATCTAAACAAAGGATTATCAAAAGAACACTAGCAACCGCCGATTTCGTGGCAGGCGAAAAGTCCAGTGTCAACCGGATACCCGATATCCTTTCAGCCAATTTTAGTGCTAGCTCTCTCCCATTCCGAACGCCCAAAATCAAAAATGCCGTCTGGAGCTGGTTATTTATCGTGCTTACCGCACGATGCTTCAAACTGGCAATATCCTTCTTCTCGTACCCGGAGGCGTACATCTGCGCTGTCAGGTCGCATTCAGGTGTTAGTTCGGTGAAGACTTCCATGACATTTCTTGTTTTAGGATTTCTACAGCCGACCTCATAGCTTTCTTAGCTTCATTATCGCACCAATCATTCACCCAGCTTCTCGACTTGGTGAGATTGTTCGTATGCGCCTTTACGTGCCTAAACGATATACGGCCATATATACAGCCGTCCGTATTCTGACGTAAGATATCATTTAGGGTCTCCGCAATGTATTTCCCCGGGACACTGGTACTTTTAATGCTTATCTTCGGGAACATCATCTTGCAATCGCTATTCACATAGATATGTTCTATTGATCCATTATTAAACTCTGAGTTCAAAAGGACATAAACAGCGTTCGCCAACGCTTTCAGTTCAGCGTCCTGCGCATCCGATGTCTCTTTTAGCGTACCCGATTGCCTGATCCGGCCTAATTCTGACGTGATCCAGAAAGCGTAACCCCCAACCTTATGATGATGATTGAAGGACGCATCAGTATTAATCGTGACATTCATAATCGTGCGTGTTGATTTTTAAGGCTTCTCTATATTATTGACTATATAGAGAAAGCCGACCCTGCTATTTCTGGAAATCGTGTAAGGTGGCCTACCGTCTTTCGTCACAATACCGTCTTTTCTCAACTCGTTATTTATGCGAAGTGCCTCGGAGCGATACCCCATTACATCCGACACCTCTGATAATGGGATCGCCTTGGGCTCACCGGGCTTTGTTTTCAAAATTGTTTCTCTGATTGTTGCCATATAACTATAAATTTAAATTGATTGTGGACGGAACCGGTAACGATCCGGCATACGCACTTCCGGCTGTGCGCAGAGCGTTCCAATACGCCCGCCCAATTGCCGGGGCTTTCACCCGGCCGCTTTTGACAACCTAAACACAAACGAATCAAACAACTTCAAAGAAGGCTTTTGCAGCTAATAGCTTCTTCTCTGCCAGAATACGAGCCGATTCTTCCCTGTCTTTCCAAGCTCGATAAAGATCCAGATCCTTTTTCGCTCCATCCAATTCTTTGTTTAGAGAATCTACCAAATCAATAAGCTCTTCTTTAGTCATTTCTTCTATACCTTTTGTTTCCATGTCTTATCATTTTAAAGCTGTTATTAAATCAAGTTTGTATGCTGAATAAGTGAATACTACGACACCCACAAGATTAGGAATGAACGTAGCTGATTCTGATGCCATAAGGATGAAGCCAACGAACAAGGCTATCCCGTAAATTATATTTTTCATAAGCGTTAGAATTTAATTTGTGCCCGGCAACCGATTCGATCGACAGCTCTCGCTTCAGAACCGGGCCATATTTTGAAAAGGGGCGGCGGTTAACCAATGTCTGACCATAACACCGCAAGGAAACACGCCCCTTTGATAATTTCTTTTTTATAATGTACCCCAGCAGGTCACGGCAAAAGCTATCTGCGCTTATACATTATTATATGTTATCCTTTCGTTTCAACCCCATTTCTGCGGGTACTAAGGTGTAAGTACGAGAAAGAACTAACAGAAGTGACCGGGTGAGATATTCTCTACGCCCACCCGACCTAGCTTTAATAAACCGTTATGAAGTTTTCTACTTTAAATGATCTGAATCCGTTCGCATCTACATCGAAGTAGCGAACCGTTTTGTAGTTTTCTGATCCAGTGCCTTTGATTAGGGACTGAACGTCTTTAAGAGTACCTTTTGCTTTGCGAAGTGAACCGTCAGCCTTTTCGTAAGCGAATGTTACAATACCTTTGTGCATCTGTCTTGTTAGCCGATAGAGTGCCCAAGCACGGGAAAGACATACTGCGAACGCTTTACCTGTCACTTTCATTAGCTCGTAAGCCATGCAAAATACTTTGTGTCTGAAATTTGAAGTTTTCATAATCGTGTGTGTTTATATGTTAGTAATCGTATTCAGGTTCATAAATCTTAGGAGTGAGATATTCTACTTCTCTTTCGAGAGCTTCTATATCTTCAGAGATAATTTTCACGATTTCAGACTTGCTGTCTACATTATATATATAGCAAGCTTCTTCTTCGCCGATCATGTTCAATGCTTCTAACTCTACTCTTGCGTTTTCGAGTTCTGCGAGTGCTGTTTCATAAGATCGTGCCATAATCGTGCATTTTAATATGTTTATACTATTGTATCATCAATTGAGTTTGCTACCTTTGTCTGTGATAGCGTTATCAATTGTTTGATGATGCAAATATACTAGAAGTTCTATATCTAGCATAGTATTTCTAGTTAATAAATGTTATTATGCTAGATTTTCTATAATTTAAACTAGAACATCTATATGACACTAAAAGAAAGAATGTTTTATCTCATTGAAAAAGAAGGTCTTAATCCTAATCAATTTTATACTGTATCAGGTTTAGGTAATGGATACCTTGATAAAATAGGTGAGTCTTTTAGAAAACCCACAATAGAGAAAATTCAAAAAAGCTTCCCTAATTGGAATATAGAATGGATTTTATATGAGAAAGGAGAGCCTTTCATAGAAGTTCTAGAAAATACATTTATACCAAACGCGCATGTCGTTGAAAATATATCCTATATGGAAGTACCTATCGTGCATGTTCATGCAAAATGTGGTTACTTATCAGGATATGGAGACAAAGAATACATTAGTAAATTACCTACAATGCCGGTCATTGTAGACAGAACTTATCTAGGCAAATACATGATTTTTGAAGCTGAAGGAGATAGCATGGACGACGATAGCCGTCGTGCGATCTGTGACGGTGATAAAGTTCTTGGTAGGGAAGTAAAACGAGAGTTGTGGCGATCCAAACTCCATTATGATGATTGGTATTTTATTATCGTTCATAAAACAGATGGTGTTACGATAAAAAAGATTATTGATCAGGATATAGAGAGAGGAATAATCACATGTCATTCGTTAAATCCCCTATTCCACGATTACAAAGTCTATTTGGATGAAGTAGCAGAACTTTACAACGTCATAAAAATAGTAGAAAGGAGCGCAAGATTATAATCCTTATCACACAACACACTAGTTTTACCATGAAAGAAGAAAAAAGATTAAAAGATAACTGGGAAGAAGAATTTAATCTTATTCGCCGGAACCCAATATATTTTATTGACTTATATTGGAATAAATTATTCCCCGATGAGATGATAGAGTTGTCCGATGAAGAGAAGCAAAAGTTTTACAACAAATACAGAATAGCTCCACTTCTAAACGATAACAACATACGCGAATACTTTAAACAGGCAAAAGAGTTACGAGACAAAGGCGTAAAAGATTGGTAGGCTTTTTTATGAAGTTCTCTCAATACACTTGGAATCTATACAAGCAATCTCCTGATGGGCAAAAGGTCATAAAGGAATTTGAGGAAGCCAATAAGAATATGACAGAATATGACTTATTTACCAAATATAATCCATATTCTGCGCAATTCTTTTCAGAAGACTACTTTCTTGACACTTGTGGTCTATTTTGGTCAGTGATTTTTGAGGAAGCAAAAGAAATCGAAAATATTGAGGAAGCAAAAAAATTTTACATCTCACTAATTCTATCAGGAATTTACGACAAAGAAGGAGAGTATATAATAAAAGAAGGAGAATATAATTTGATGTTATCAGCAAATGACATATTATCCTTCTTGCTCTATTATTTTTCGCCTGAATATTTCATTCCCAACCTATTTAGATGCAGATTCTTTGAAATAAACCAAATAGCAGACGCCTTTGATATCGATTTGCCTTCAATCCCAAAGAAATCAAATTACAAATCTCGATGTTTATATTATTGGGATTTATGTGAAGTATTCTACAATTTTAGACTGAGTAACAATCTTTTACCGGAAGAGTTATGCGCTTTCTTATATGACTACGCGCCGAATTTTATCCCAAAAGAAAAGGCAAACATACCACAACCAGCTCAAGTATGGTTCATTGGAGGCAAAACTGATGAAATAGAGAAGAATTTAGATTTTACCTTCTGGCAATCAAACCCAGAAACTAAAAAAGGTGATATTCTTGTCCACTATGAAACATCTCCAATCAGCGCAATTACTTGCATCTGGATTGCACAAACAGACGGAGTGATAGACCCGTTCTTTCACTATTACAGCAACACCTACATAGGCAATAAAATAGATATTCCGTATATCAGTTTAAAGGAACTTCAAACTGATGACTATTTTTCCAAACATCCCCTAATAAGAAAGAGATTTCAAGGAGTAAACGGCTGGATGTTGAGTAACGAGGATTACACCGAGTTATTTCGGATGATAAAGGCAAAAGGATTTAATACAGATTTACTGCCGAAGTTATACGCTCCTGCTCTGCCGAAGATCGTTTCGATCATTCACGAAAGAGATGTTGAAGTTCAACTATTAGAGTATTACCTGAATAAAATGGGATGGTTCGAGAATAAGGACTTTATCCGACAATTACCGATCCATGCAGGTAGGGGACATAGGGTATTCCCGGATTACGCACTTCATTATGACAATAAGCCAGATTACGAACGAGCAAAAGTCCTAATTGAAGCTAAATTCCGCATGAAGAATAATCAAGATATAGAGGAAGCCTTTAAGCAGGCTCGGTCTTATGCCAATATACTTGAGTCCTCGGTTATCGTTCTATGTGATAAGCAATGTTTAATTGTTTATGAAAAGAAAGAAAGTTTTGATCGGGATATATATGTAAAATACTATTGGGTAGAATTAGAAAACCCCGATAAATTCAACGAATTAAAGAACAAGCTAAATATCTAAAATTATGATTGATTTTTTAACCATCGTGCTTCTTGTATTCGGAGTATTACAAATTGTCTTATTCTTCAAAATATGGGGGATGACAAATGATATTCGAGAGATGAGAAACAAATATCTCAAAGATGAAGATGAAAAAGTACTAGAAGAAGTAACTAACAACCCGTTGCCTAGAATCAGTAATGAGTCAAAAACGACAATGTGAAGCCGGACGATTACTCCCTGGCTAAATCACCAAATTCGCCCTAATTTGAAAATCAAATTAAGCCGGGCATCATTTCCCGGCTTTTTCTTTAAACACATGATCTACTACTTTATTAATAACATTATCCACCCTGCTAAAATCTAGCTTGACATAGGTATCCGTGATATCGTGCCCCGATTCATGGGTAAGGCAAAGCGCGATATCATCCATGCTAATATCGCATTCATTACGAGCGATCGTAGCGAATGAATGGCGAGCCGCATAATAAGTCAGATTCGGCAAGGACAACTCTCTCCTTAACACGGAAATGCCTCTTCTCACGGCTTGATGGAATGCCGGCATATTCGAATACATCTTATAGAAGCAAAATCCCCTTATGCCATCCTTATCCCTATATTTCTCTATTATATCTGCGATTATCGGATGCATCATCAACGACAAAAACGGCTTGTCTTTTTTATGGGTACGTGTCTTTTTCCTCATATACTCTACCCTGTCCCCAAACGGCCCACAATCATAGATATCCGCCAAGTTCATTCCCGCCAAGAAAAACGACATCAAAAAGAGATCCCTTGTCATTTCCGGAACTTCTTTGTCCGAATGATAGTCAAAGATTTTTCGGATAGTCTCTCTCTCAACCGCCCTCTTAGAAGTTGTTTCTATTCTGGGAGGGGAATACACCTTGAAAGGATCATTTTTTATAAGGATGTCTCCCACATCATAGTCGTTGTATTTTTTCTTTGCAGCGTTAAAGATAATAGAGAGAGCTCCCATGTAGGAATTGATACTATTTTCACTTAATCCGCATTTTTCTTTGTCGGCTTTCTTGCTCTTCCGATTAGTTGTCCGCAACCAATCCTCGTAATCCTTTAACAACTTATGGGTAAGCTTGCTTATAGGAAGAGACGGTTTCCCTGTTTTCTCTACCACATAATTCGTTAACGCATTTATTCTCGTGACATTATAAGCTTTCGTGGATTCATTCTTTATCTTATCCTTATACTCATTGGCGAACCGAAGGAAGTCAATCTCACTACCGGCATCCAATATCTTCAAGACATAATCCTTTACCTCCTTTGCCGTATCCATTTCAGAGATGATTTCTTCTTTTTCATTTAGGATAGCACGAATCTTCCTTACTTTGTCATTAAGGCTGTCCTCGATAGAGCTATCCGTTACAGATCCAGAAGAGTGCCCTTTTCGGAAACGAACACATTCCGTATTAACCCCAGAAGGAATGTAAGCGGACAGGCTCTTATGTATTATCTGTATCTTGGGGTTGTATGTCCCATCGGATTTCTTATGATGCTTGAAAATTACCCATTGTACCGTAGCCATAATCGTGTAAAGTTTTTTGTAAAGTATTTGTAAAGTTGAATCCTTGTTTTGAGCAAACAAAGTTAGACAGAAACGATGTATAAAACAATACTAATACCCTTAAATACCTTTATCCATGCGGAAACAAATAAAAATCCGCATCCAGCTTCACAGCTACATGCGGACCAAACAAATAACAAACTCTACTTATATGAAAAAACAAATACTACTAACAAATTATTATACGATGACTACTATCAAGGTGACTTCTGAGTCATTTTATAGTATAACAGAAGATTGTTTGAAAAGGTTCACCAGTAATTTCTTTTAG